TATTGGCGGGAGAATGCCATCCCGCCAACCATCCGCAACATACAAGCAGCAACAGGCTTACGCTCTACATCAGCAGTCAGATACTGCTACATGAAACTCGAAAAATACGGGGAAATCAAAAGAATAAAGAGCAAGCCTGTGCCGCTCTCAATCTATCTACTCTTGTGTCGCCATGGCGCCATAGAGCCAAAAGGAGAATCCAGCAATGCAAAACCAACCAGCAAGTGACAGCGGAATCGGGCGATTCTTCGCCGGAGCAGGCAAAGTAATAATCGCCTTAACCGTGCTCGCCTTTCTCGGATTACACACGCTAAATTTCTTCGCGTGGACGTTTCCAGATGAGCAAGCCATATACCGACCACTCGGATTCGGACTGACAGGCGGAGCCTTCATCGCCTACATCCTGATCTTCAAGTTTATGGCAAAGACAGACCTGCAAAAGTTCGTCTCCATGTCCATGATCCTAATTTGCGGGATCGGCGAACTGGCAGCCGCAGGCTTCGGGATGCAAGTCGAAGCCTATACCAACGCAGGGATAGCCTTCACGAAGGAAGAAATCGACATCATGATTTGGGCGATCCGCATACTAGGCGGAGTCCATGCAGTCGCCTTAGTGCTCGACTTCATCGGCGACGACATCGGCGCAGCATGGAAAAGCAAAGGCACACCCATCAGCGAAACTGTATTCGACCGCAGAGTCGAGAGCCGAACCTACCCAGCACAAGTCCCCTCCCCCATCACCCCAACCGTGCCCCAGGTCACGACCCCTTCCCCTTTTCCGACTCCAAGCGAGTAACGCAATTGACTCAAGGCTTGTGGATGCAAACCATCACCAGCAGGGACGGCAGCAAGCGCAGAGCCTTTTGCCTGTCCTGCTTGAAGGAAGGCCGGGACTGGATCGGTGGAGAGTTGTGCAGCCACATGAAGGCAGCACAGGAGCCGGTAGCGCCGGAAGCAACACTGGACCCCGCTTCACAGGCAAACGCCAGCCCATCGTAATCAAGACTTGTGCCTGTTGCGGAGAAGAATTCGAGACCCATTTCGTAAACCAGAAATTCTTGAACAGCCGCCACAGAAACCGCTACTACCGGCACAAGTGAATGACACGTGTCAACTTAAAAGGAGAAAACAGCAATGAACAACCAGAAAGTCGAGACCTGCATCTGCCTCCACTACATCGGCGACAACGGCCCATGCCCCAGGCATGGAGACCCGCCCAACCTGCCTGTCCTGGCCATGGGAGCCACAAATGAAAAACCGAAAACTCCAAAAAGCCAAACGCCTACTGGAATTCCGGCGCCGCACATCACGAGCGCCCAGGCTGGACGATGATCTCATTACACAGACCAGACTCCGCAGGTTGATAAAGGTCGTCAGACCTAACCGGTTCATCCGATGGTTTCGGAAGATGATCAGAAAATAAAAACGCTCTCGCGCGGTCAAAGCCGCGCGAGAGCACCATGAGCAAAGGAGATTCTACCATGAGCGTCAAAACAATGTCATTAGTCCTCGAAATGGAATGCCCAACCGAAATAAACGGCTTGTCATTTAGATCAAGTACTAAATTCGTGCTCGCCATGTACGCAGACCACGCCGACCACAACGGGCGAAACATCTTCCCAGCCATCCTCACCATAGCCAGGAAAACGGGACTCGACGAGCGCACAGTCCAAAGACTAACGCGCCAACTCGAAGAAATGGGCGCGCTTGTAGCAGACGGACAAGGCCCAAAGGGTCAAAACCGATGGTACATCCCAGGGGCAGGGGGTGGCATGGTGTCACCGGTGACATTTGAAAGGGGTGACATTCCTTCGGGTGACATTCCTTCGGGTGACATTCCTTCGGGTGACATGGTGCCACCCAATATTAAAGACTCACCCTTAGATTTACAATATGTAAATAATATAGATTTTGGGATGATTTGGGCGACACTGAAAACCGAACTACAAAAAGAACTGACCGGAAGCCAGTTCACAAAGTGGATCGAGCCGACAAAAGCCGTCGCCTTTGACGGAAAGATTTTGACAGTCGAAGTACCAGACAGCTACACAAGCGATTGGCTAACCACACGGATAGCAAAACAGGCTCAAAGTAAACTGACTGGAATTCTCGCAACAGATGAACCAATCAGGATAAAGTTTGTCGTGCCGGAGGCAGTCCAATGAAGATCATCCCAATCGCGATCGCGATCGCGATCCTTGCATCCCTTGCCTGCATGACAAGCACCATTCCGGCAGACACCGCCACAAAAAGCGCCACATCAACACCCACGCAAACAGCGATAGTGCATGCCAACAATGACGAACCCGCCAGCGGAACAGTTTTTGAGATCCCCACCGCCGCGCCTCTCTGCGCCACCGTGACCGCGATCCAATCCCTCCATCTTCGGGACCAGCCGAACGAGCGAGCGCAGGTCCTGGCTTACCTTCACAATGGGGAGCAGGTTAGAGTTATTGCATTCCTGCCTGCGTCCCGCGGACAGGCAGGCGGGCAGTGGTGGAAACTCAGCACCAGCCAGGGCACCGGCTACGCCAATGCGAAATACTTACGGCTTGCGGAGTGTGCGCCGTGATATGGAGACCCAAGCCAGGCACACGCGTAGAACTGCATTATCGGAAGTCCATGCGCACAACGTGTCCACATCTAGCCCGCGGAACAATCATCAAGAGTGGCGGAAAGAAGATCATCAACGCCTTGGTGTTTCTTGATGACAATAGATTTATGATCGTCCCACGTGGAAATCTAGCGGAGTGCAAACCATGAGAAAAGCAGTCATCGCTATTCAATACGGAGCACCACATTTTCTCGCTACTTGCAATAACTGTTCTTGGGAGTATACAGATCATACGGACAAAGAAACAGGCTACAAAGAAATCCGAAAGCATGTTAGAGAATCCGGTCATGAAATCCATCTTGAAAAAGGCGTTCATACAAATTACCGACCTGCCTACCAGCAGGCAGGAGAAGAATAGAACCATGATAAAGCCGTCCATCCATCCCGCCACGCCGCGCCGGCTCAAGACCGAATTCCGACGGGCGCGCTGGAATTTCCAAACACTGGCAAAGACACTGGGTGTAAACGTGTACTACGTGCACCGGCTCATTCGCTACGGCGAACAGCCGACAAATGCCAACATCCGCAAGATGCTATTCCTGCCGAAGTACCAGCGATCACACACCGCCAGAAAGAGCGAGCCATTGCCCCCTCACGTCAAGTGGTGGAGATACACTCTCGACAAGAAAAGCCGAAACCGGATCGTAGAAAGGCTATACAACCATGCACAACAAATCAATCATACGCCATCTACTCGTTAGAACAGAGAACAGCCCGGACACCAAAGAAAAGTACTTCGCCTTGTGCGGCGCTGTTGCGTCAAGTGATGACAAGCGCACAGTCTCAGCCAATAGCGAAAAGGTTACGTGCCCGACATGCCTGTCTGCCATCACAGGCAAGCGCCTCCTGGACATCACCGGCCATACATCAGACTTGGATGAGGCACTCACCGAATTCGAGAACGTGAAGGAAGCCGTGGGCGAATTGTTCGACGAGAACCAGGCACTTGCAATTCTCAACCGACGCATGGCGTTGACCATCGACTTCGCCGTCAAGGCAATGGACATCGTAGAGCGGGACGCGGCAATGTTCATCACACCGAAGGCCAGGAAGTGGATCGAGCAATTCAGGGAGCAGTACGGTAAGTTGTCAAACACCATTTCTCAATCAAAGGAGATCATCGAAAAATGAACATGCAGCCCTACACATTCACGATCAAACTCACACCGCGCCGGCAGCATTACTGCATCGTGTCCATCGGCGCAGATATAATCTACGTCACCCGCAAAGCCTACACATCAAGCGAGCAGGCCACAACAGAAGCCAGGGAATACCTGGAAGAACAACAGGAGTCCAGCCATGCTAACCCAACTCATCAACCAAATGATTGACGAAACACACCAGGGGAAACCGGCCAAGCGCGCGCTCAAACAAGGCTTGCACGTTTCCATCCTACAAAGACCAAATGCGTTCACGCTCATCATCGCGCGCGATAAGGTATATCCATCAGAGCAGGAATGGAAAACCGTGCTCAAACACTGGCCGTACCATGTGAAGCATGTAGAGCCGAGTAGAATTGTCGACAATGATCGGCGCATGGCGCTCAAAGCCGAAATACCAACGGCGCGCACGATCCAAGCTCAGATGTTCTAGCTTTAGAAGTAACATCATGGCAGACGTTGAATTAGAACCAACAGAGCAACCCATCACCGACCGAACGCGCGTCATCCTGCAAGCTATCAACAAACTCGATAGCAAGCATCTCGACAGGCTCGAAACAACGCTCAATGAATTACAGAACGTGAGCGAAGCCGTCAGAGAAATTCAAAGGCATTTGGGCCTGGCTACCGTACAGGCAGGTATCAACAACACATGGCGAACTGCCGTTATCCGCGCACTCAACCAATTCCTATCCCATGTCGATCCTAATTGGAAAAAGAACCATCAATAAAACTGTGCGTGCGCACGTCACGCACGCAGTTTTATTGATGAAAGGAAATGAAAATGTCAGAAAATAATAATACCTGGGCAGTTGTCGAGTTGATGGGACACATCACCATCGCGGGCAGTATCACTAAGCCGGGCGAATATGGCGGCCTTTGGCAAGTTGATATTCCCGAAGGCGAAACATTCCGAACCGAATTTTTCGGGAGCCAGTCAGTCTACCGCATACGCATCGTAAGCGAAGAAATCGCTCGCGGCTACGCAAGACCAGGCCATGAGATCATCGAATACGATGCCCCAATCATCACGCGTGAAGAGCATCTAAACGCAATGCAGCGCGCACAGCAAACGCTCGATTATCTACGTGATGAAAACGATGAGTTGAAGCGCAGACTTACAGCCATCAAAGCATTGCCGAAAGGAGCCGATATAAACTTGTGATACACTTACGCCAATAACTTAGGCCGCTCTCCCTGGCGCCAATGGCGCCACGCAGAGCGGACAAGGCGACTGCCTTCACCTGTCTGCGTGCAAACGGCACAGGCAGGCAACCAGCCGCGTCAGAAATGACGCGGCTTTTTTATTTACACACTATGGAACAATTATTCAAAATACTTTCGATCATAGACATGATGAGGGACAATTACAATCACCACGCTTCACGCGTCGCAGAGTACACCGTGAAGCTGGCCGAAGCAATGGAATTGAAAGACATAGAACTCATCAACACAGCCGCACACCTTCACGACATCGGAAAACTGCTCGTATCCAAAGACCTGTTGAACCTGCCCCGCAAACTAACACCAGATGAGCGGGAGAAGATACAGAAACATTCACTACTGGGGTGGGCAATCCTAGAACAAGCCGGTTATCACCCGACCATTCTCAGAATGGTGCGCCACCATCACGAGAAATGGGACGGGTCCGGCTACCCTGATGGACTCAAAGGCCAGCAGATCCCAATCGGCGCGCGCTTGTTGGCTGTCGCTGATGTATACGACGCACTTACAAACCAACGACCACACAGAGACCGCCACACGTACAACTTTTCAAAAACCTACATCCAGGGATTGAAGGGTAAAGATTTTGACCCAGAAGTCGTGAATGTGTTTTTCGACAAGGTAATACCCACGGAAGAAGTGGGGGAGGTGGACGGATGATCATAAAATTGCCGCCAGCCTACGACACGTCCCACTGGAAAGAGATACCAGACTTCGCGCTCGTTCAGCCAAGACCCGCGCTCGTCGTCACTAAAGCAACCGAAGCAGACAATTTTACAGACAATACTTTCCTGAAATACATGGCCGACCTGAAACAAGACGGCATCCTCAGGGGAGCATTCCACTTTCACCGCAAGGCCACAACCGCAGCCAGACAAGCCGAACATTTCGTAAGAACCATCGCGCCAGTGATAGAACCCAAAGACGTTCTCGCGCTCGACATCGAAGAAGGCGGAGAGACCGCAGCGCAGATCATTGCATGGCTGGATTATGTACAGGCACAATTCAGCAACCTGATGCTCATCTACTCGCGCAAGAACATTCTCGATCCAATCCCCATGACGGAAAGCCAAAAGACCAGGCTCAAGCAAATACCCATCTGGACAGCCGGCTATCCGTGGTTCCCCGATCTATATCCCGCGCCGCCAGCGAGCTACATCCCCGACCAAACCAGGTGGGGGCCTGTCTACCTATGGCAATACACCAGCAGCGGACAGGTGACAGGAATCAGCGGGTCCGTCGATTGCAATTGGATTTCGCCCACGTTCTATCAGATCCTTTTCCCGCCCGCACCACCAGCAGGCAATAACTACCCGACGCGCGTCGTGCTCCAATACGAGAACGAGATCAAAGGCTATGTACCCGAATAGAGTCATTCTCCAATACACAGACGAGAACCTTACCTATGTGCCGGAGCCTGTCATCGGTCTCCCGCCCCCGGTCTCCCGTCCCCTCTACTTCGTGCTCCGCGATTGGGAGCGAGCCGACTTCACAGGCACGATCACGCGCCCAAATCTTCCAATGGTATTCCGATGCGGGGAACTCGACAACAGCAGCAACGGACACTACTCAGACCTCAATTCAGAATGGCAGTTCTTCTTGATGGACTTACTCTCATTGTCCTACTACGGAAAACCACACACGAAACTTACCAAACTTGAACGCGCTTACATGGCAAAGCGCACCACCGCAGTCTACGCCAGCGCACGCGCATTCTCGAACAACAAGGGACTCGACTTGTTCAGAAACTACCTGCTAGGAGAGAGATTGACCGAAGGCTTGCCAAGCATCTACACGCTCGTATGCGGCGGCGCATCACTGGCAGGGGAGAAGAAGATCAACACCAAAGGCGTATCAATGCTCAAAGTAGATTACTTCGACGGCAACGGCAGCCCGCCACCGATAGAGACGATCAATATCAACACCGACCCGCGTATCTTTTTCGCCACAACCATTACAGGCACGAAAAAGAACGGAGGTTACGCAGTCTATCGTTTCCCAAATCTGGACGGGAAGGACGTACCTATCCCGATCATAGCAAGCCAGCCGATTTATTACCCACTCGCCTACACAAAACTGTTGATCGACGGCAAGAAAGGATATCCATACTACCCATGACCAACGGCACAGCAGCAGCAGTGATCGAGAAGATCGACGAAGCACTCAAAGACGACAAATTCGAAACGCGCCAGGGTCTGCGATTCATGGCAACCGTTATGAAGGAGGCCATGCAGGTGATCGGCGACGTGGCAGAGACCAAAGGCACAACCAACACACGGATCGCAAACATGGAAAAGGCAATCAATGATTTTCTGGAAGCACAGACCACGAAGGAAGCAAAAGCAGAAGCAGAACGCGGCAAATGGCGTTGGGCGATCATTTCACCAGGCATTGGCATAATCCTTATAGAGCTATTCAGATGGTTGTCAGGACCTGCCTAAGGCGCAGACAGGTGACATGCCCAAAGCCACGAAAGGACGCAAGCACGGCGCGCCTGCCCACGCCGGAAAGGCAGGCGGGCAGCCAGGAAATAAGAATGCACAGAAGCACGGATTCTATTCGCGCCAGTTCTCAACGACTGAAAGCAAAAGACTTGAAGGACAAGACCGCTTCACGATTGAGGATGAACTTGATCTACTCCGTGTCTGCATGGATAGACTTACAGAGCAATTATCTTTCGATGAAATCACTCACAGAGACGACAAAGGCAATTACACCCGCGACAACCATTATTTGCAGCAATTGAACACACTATCGCTTATGACCCAATCTCTATCCACCATGATCCGAACACACTACCTCACACGCGGCAAAGGCGGCACGCTCGAACAGGGCATCATGGAAGCATTGGAAGAACTCAGGCTTGAATTAGGTTTGTAACATGTTTGAATATGCAGAGACAAGAAGAAAAACATACGACGGAAAGGGAGAAGGAGACCCTTGCTTTGTTCCAGTTTGCCCAAATTGTGCGCGCTACGTGAAGGCAGACAAAACAGTCACAGTCAACGGATTAGGCCGATTGGTTGAAAAGCCAAACGCAACATGCTCACAATGCGGCAGGGTAGAGATGCCGTTTGAGGGGTTTATATCTACCTGGGAGGCAGACAGGTGAGCACGATCAAGCAAACGATCAAACACATTGCAAAGAACTTCGCTTCGTTCACCGAACGCGGCGGAGGTATCACCATGCGAAGCTATCAACTCGCGCCGGCAAAAGCAATCATTGATTCAGTCATTCACAAAAAAGGACTCACGTTCGTCGTCATCATGTCACGCCAGGCAGGGAAGGACGAACTTGTCGGAAACCTGCTGGCATTCCTCTGCAATCTATTCGCACATCGAGACGTGGGGATCGTCGTCGCCAACCCAACCTACAAACCGCAGACGATCAATGCGATCATGCGCTTCGAGAAACGACTCTCAACAAACCTGATTACAAAAATGTTCTGGTCGAAACGCTCCGACTTCATGCGTATGATCGGAAATGCAGTCGTCAGTTTCCTGTCAGGTGACGGCAGCGCCAACGTGGTAGGAGCCACGGCAAGCCTTGCCCTGATCATCAACGAAGCCCAGGACATAGAGCCGAGCGTATACGATAAAAAATTCGCTCCCATGGTTGCGAGCACGAACGCAACCAGGCTCATTACAGGCACAACGTGGACAAGCAAGACTCTATTAGCAAGGGAGATGAGAACAGGACTCGAGCTCGAAAAGCAGGACGGGATCAAACGAGTCTTTATCTACAATGCCGACCAGGTCCGCAAGATCGTACCCGCGTACGGCACATTCATCGACAACGAAATCAAGAAACTAGGCCGACAGCACCCACTCGTAAAGACACAATACTTCTGTGAGGAGATCGACGAACTAGCCGGTATGTTCAACGCCGCACGCCGCGCCCTGATGATCGGAGATCAGCCCGGTCTTCCGTCTCCTGTCCCCGGTCGCATTTATGCACTAACAATCGACGTAGGCGGACAGGATGAAGCACTCCTGAATCTCGACGGCATGGGCAATCCAGGCAGGGACTACACCACACTCAACATCGTGGACATAGACCTGTCCACGCTCGAAGACCTGCAAGCGCCAACTTATAGAGTAGTGCAGCGCAAGGCATGGCAGGGAGAGAACCATATTTCCATCTTCGGCAAGATCAAAGCCATAGCCGAAGCATGGAACGCGCAGTACATCGTCATAGACTCAACCGGAGTAGGGGAGGGGTTATGGGCAATGACTACCAAGCGATTCCCCACCAAAACAATTCCAGTCAAGTTCACACAACAGACCAAAAGCGAGATCGGATACGCATTCATCGGCATGATCGAAACAGGAAGGTTCAGAGACTGCGCGCCAAGCGGGATCGTTGACGAACAATACGCCAACTGCGAAAGCGAAATTCTGATCGGGCCAGCCAAGACCATGCGTTGGGGTGTGAAGGACGGCACGCGCGGAGCCAATGGTCAGCTTATACACGACGACCATATCACAGCCGACGCCATGACCGCCGAACTAGACAAGCTCGAGTGGTATGTGCCATCCGAAACGACCATCATAGAGCCGGAGCAGGACGTATTACAGGAGATGAACAATGCCTACTAGAAAAATTGTAAAGGTTTATGTCTCATTTGGATTGATTGTCAGCATGATAACGCAAGACAATGAAATCCAAAAAACGAAAACAACCGCAGGATTACCACCCGACGCGCAATTCATCTACAACGGTTACGACCAGAACAGGGGAGAGGTATTTTTCATTTTCACACACGATTCATTTCCAGAAATCCATGACGGCGATGAGATACCAGAGTTTCAAATAAGGTTCACCGAACAGCATGACAACTAAAAAGCAGCTTGAACAACAGGTATCAATGCTCAACGACGCGCTCGAAGCGTCACTCGCGCTCAGCCCCGAAAGAGATTCGAACTTCTTCACAGGCGGCATGAGCGGATTGTACGAAGGCCGCAGCACGTGGGACCGCAAGAAGATTTTTGCCGAGTCTCTCCGTGCATGGAGAGTCAACCCCATCGCGCGCAGGATCGTCCGGCTCATGACATCCTTCGTCATCGGCAAAGGTATCTCGATAACCAGCCCACATGAAGGAACAAACGATTTTCTTCAAGAATGGATGAAGGCAAATAAATTCAAACGGAACTTGAAACGCTGGAAGGATGAGGACACACGCACAGGCAATCTATTCCCGTTGTTCAACGTGGATGCAACCGGCATGACTATCATCCGCATGGTCCCGGCAGAACAGATCGAAGAGATCGAGACCAAAGAGAACGACATAGAGCAGGAGACCGGCTATACACGGGATGCAGTCGGAGAGGACAAGTGGGTTGCGTACGAGCCAGGTCAAGACCAGCCATTATTTATGCTCCACTTCGCCAGCAATCAGCCGGTAGGGAGTCCATGGGGCGAAGCGGATTTATCACCGCTTCTCGTATGGATAGGACGCTTCTCGTCGTGGCTCGAAGATCGAGTCAGACTCAATCGCTTCCGTACCGCTTTTATGTATGTGGTACGCGGTGCCTACTCAAGCGAAGCCGAACGAGCCACGCGAGAAAAGACGCTCAAAGCCAACCCGCCACAATCCGGCAGCCTGCTTGTACTTAACTCCAACAACGGCGAAGAATGGGGCATTCTGTCCGCACAACTGGACGCCTTCGATGCTTCGATGGACGGGACAGCAATCAAGAAGATGATAGCAGGCGGCATCGGATTCCCCATGCACTGGCTGGCAGAGCCGGAAGGATCGACACGCACAACCGCTGAAGCAGCCGGCACGCCGACATTCCGAACACTCGAAGAAACACAGGACGACTTCTTCGAGATGATCGTCGAAATGGCGCGCGTCGCGCTCGAAGTCAGATCCAAAATCGACAAGAGCGTCGATGCTAAAGCGGAGATCGAAGTCGGTGGTCCCGACATCACAGAAAGAGACAATGCCACGCTCGCGCTCGCATTAGGCAGAGCATATCCACAACTCGCCGACCTGTTCGACAGAGAAGGGATAGACGATAAGGAATTCCTACGGCTCGTGTACAAGATGTTCGCCGAAGTGTGGGAGAGCGACAAAACACCAAAGATTAAGCGCAAGCCGCTCACAGCACCAGGCGCAGGCGCAGCAGCCGCACCAAATCCCGGCGCGGACGAGACCGATCCAAAGGACGAAGGAGCCGAACCAGGCTAAAGCCAGTAATGCCATCCCCAGGCCCACGCAGACTCACGCCACTCTCAGGCATCGGCATCCGCTATATCAACATCAACGGGCGAAGAGTCGGAAGCGCGCCCCGCCCGTCATCGGTCGTCGGTCGCCCGTCCATTCAATGGGCTTCATGTGTTTTCAAACGAGAGAAACCACAAGAGCCAGAGCCACCAAAGATGGTGCTCTACACTGCAACACCAACCGGTGGATTCAAAATCCTGGTACCTGAATTTACAGCATTCAATGATCCGTGCAAGTAAAGGAGCAAGCACATGAAAAATAAACCCTTACCAATCCTACGTTCCCTGCCAGTCCATGAAAAACTAGACCTGCCATCGCGCGCAGAGATGCTCCCGAAGATCGAGAGCGGAGAGATCGATCATCTCGATTTTCAGGCGCGCGTATACGGCACAGGCAAGAACCGAAACCCCTACGTATTCAAGGACGAAGATTTACACAGCTTCGCCGACAGCTTCGAAGGACAACCGTTCCTCCGCAATCACGACACCATGGACATAGACGCGCGCGACGGCACAATCATCGACTCGGCGCTCGAACCTGCCCGCGCCGGAACGGCAGGCGGGGGCCAGGCATTCAAGCAAACCATCCGCTTGACCACACGCCGCGGAATGACCGATTTCATCGAAGGCAAGATTGACCGCTTCTCAATCGGATGGTTCTATGATGACGTGATGTGCTCCATTTGCAAGCAATCATGGTTTTCGTCCGAATGCAGACATTCCCCAGGCCAAACCTACAAGGTCGAAGGCAAAGATCAAATGGCAATGCTAATTTTCATCAATCCAAAAGGCAAGGAAACATCAGCCGTAAACACCCCCGCCATCGAAGGCACAGGGATCGATCAGCTTCAAGAATATAAATTAGAAGTAGTCGGCGAACTGACCGCCGTTACCCATACAGGCAAACAGCTTGTATCAAATTCAAAGACCAAGGAGGTCTCAATGAAAAGAAAAGTCAAAGTGACAAACGCAGAGGGAGTAGAGTCGGAGATCGAAGGTGAAGTCGTTGAGACTTCCCTGCAAGAACAGCAGATCGAAGCCAACCGCCAGGCAGCCGCGCAACTGCTTGGTGAGACCGAACGAATGAACGCGCTCGAAGCCCAACTCGCTGAGAGCAATGCCGTTCTCGTAGCGCAATGCGAACACCTGCTATCCAGCGGACTCGCATCCTCCAAGTTACCGGAGATCGTGCAGAAGCGCATCCGCAAGGGATTCGAAGGCCGCGCGTTCAAGGCATCCGAACTATCAGAAGCCGTCTCGGACGCGCGCACAGAACTTGCCGCGCTATCGAATGGGAACAACATCCAAGGACCAGGCCGCAGCGTCTACGGCATAGTAGACAGCCGTGATCAATTCCGGCTCGCCGTCGAAGACCTGTTCGGCATGGAACGCTCGCCAGCAGAAGCGAATATAAAAGTTCGCAGGCTAAACGGCATTCAAGAAGCCTATCTCATGGCAACCGGCGATGTGTCATTCATGGGCGGTTTTTACCCTGAATTCGCACTGGTGACCGCCAACTTCCCATCCATCGTGGCCAACGTCATGAACAAGATGCTGACCAACGCATGGAAAGACTTCGAAGACGTGTATGGCTGGTGGAAGAAGATCGTCACCGTCGAACACTTCACGAACCTAAATCAAGTGACATGGGTCCGCACCGGCACGATCGCAAGCCTGCCCACCGTCGCGGAACGTGGAGAGTACACCGAACTACCGATTGGTGACAACAAGGAAACATCCGATTGGGCAAAGTACGGCGGATACGTGCCGTTGACCATCGAAGCCGTGCTCAGAGATGACTTGCGCGCATTTACCCGAATGCCGCGCGAAGCAGCCTTAGCCGGAATCCGCAATGTCTCAGAACAGGTTGCGGCCATCTTCACACAGGCAGCCGGAGCAGGCCCCACCATGAACGACGGCGGAGCACTGTTCAACTCAACCGCACAGACCACAGCCGGCGGACACATCAATCTTCTAACGACAGCCCTCGGCACAGACTACACCGCATGGAACGCGGTTGCAACGGCCATGTACAAGAAAAAGCTCATGGTCAAGAACGCAGCCGGGTACTACGGCACAGGCAAGCCCCAGGGACTCAAGCCCTCCATCTGCCTTGTACCTGCTGATCTGATTGCAGCAGCCGAAGCATTGTTCGTGCCGCGTTGGGAAGCGCCCGCGCAGAACGTGCCAGCTACCGCAAGCGTGCGTTGGGGCGGACGCGTTGACCCGATCGCAGTCCCTGAATGGACAGATGCAACCGATTGGGCGGCAGTAATAGACCCCAAACTGCGCCCAGGCGTAATGATCGGAGAAATCTTCGGCGTAGTGCCTCAGATTTTCAGCGCATCGAGCGAGATCGACCCCGCCATGTTCGCTAATGACGAGAGCCGAATCAAGGTCAGACAATTCCTGACCGTCGGCGTCGCCGACGACCTGCCCTTGCACAAGAACAACGTCGCAGGATAAGAGCAAGAACAATTGTATTCACCCACCATTGGACACCTGCTTTCACTGTCCAATGGTGGGAAATAGTCACCATGCCTCCATGAAGGCATGGAAGGAGTAAACATCATGGGTTACGTACATGACACAGCGATGAGTCAATTCATCCCGCCCACAGCAATGATGGGCGTAACAGGCACTTACACACAAGCAGCCGGAGCCGTCACAGGGACGATCGCCCTGCACCGCGCGGCCGCAGCTTCAACGGGAGTCGTCACAATCCCGATCATCCTGCCAAGCAACAGCGTAGGACTCAAAGGCGCATACCTGAAAAGCGTGGAAATCGACTACGAACTCCTGCTTGCCGTAGCAACCAGCGTAACCGCGGCCATCAACAAAGTCACACGCGGAGCCGATGAAGCCGTAGCAGTCGTTTCGTCTGTCACCGTTACACAAAGCCTTGTCGCAGCCACAACCGCAGCTACCGAAGATCAACACAAACTAACGGTCACGCTCACCACACCAGAATGGATAGACAACGATGTCTATTATCTATTGACGCTCACGCTCGTCTGCGGAGGCACCGTCACCGTGGATATTCTCGCAGCCGTCGCGAACTACACTTTGAGATTGTAGGTGTGACATGGGATACGTTCAAGACACCCACATGAGCCAGTACATCCCGCCGACCCTGTTTCACTGCGTCACCGGAACATGGACGAACGCGGCGGGAGCCGTGACAAGCACGATTGCCAAACACGTCGCCGCAGCCGATCAAACGGCCGTCGTCAACATCCCGATCCTGCTACCCTCCAACAGCGTTGCACTCAAAGGCGCATATCTCAAGTCTATAGAAGTGGATTTCGAGATACTCATTGCCGCATGTGACGCGGTGGATGCAGTCATCAACAAAGTTACGCGCGGCGCAGAGGGCGCCGTAGCAGTCGTGGCAGCGCAGACGTTTACCTATGACACCGGCCACGACACCGCAGCCGAGAGAGATGACCTCGATCAACACAAGATGACTCTCACACTGTCCACACCGATCTGGATCGACAATGACGTTTACGTGCTTGTCGAACTCACGCTCAACCAGGCGCTCACCACAACCATTGACCTGTTAGGCGCAGTGGCAAACTTCGACTTGAAAGTGTAGAGCCAGCAATGGATGCAGTCACAAAAGAGATAGCCACGCGCTATCTAAAACAGATCGAGCAGCTAGGCCCCGAAAAGCCCGAACTACTAGACGCGGCGCTACACGGCACAGAGATCATCATCATTCTGTGTGATGGTCGGAAGTTGCGGTTCGAGACCACAGACGATGACGCGCCGCGCCCAACAAGAAAAGTATCAGAACCCTTCGCCTACATCGAAGATGCAGTCGAAGAAGAACAACCAAAACCAAAAAGGAGAAAGACAAGATCATGATCCCCCCATTCGTTTACTCACTTGCATTCTGGCAGGCGTTGGCATACGTAGCCGCCGCGCTCGTCGCCTACTTCACGGACTATAAACTCGAAGCAGGCGTGTTACTCGTGCTCGTGCTCGCATTCCTGAAACTGTTCGGCATTGTGCCCGAACTCAGAGCCAAAGGCCGAATACAATAAGTTTCCTACTCGTGGGCTTGTACAGAATCAAAGTTATCGCAAATAACAAGCCCACGAGCGATTTTCAATCAATTTACGACCCATACTATGCCCGCGCGACAAAATCGCTCAGGGAGCTTCTCCGTGGCACTACGCCTGCCTAGTCAACAGACAGGTGCCAGGACAATTGTAGAAGGCAAATAAACCATGTCCGACTCATTGACCACCCTCATCACCAAGGTCCAGAACATTCTCGGCGATTCGTCCGGCACATACTTCACAAGCGCCATCGTGACAGCCGGCGTTCGCCAGGCGCTCGACGAATTCAATCTCGCCGTGCCAGTCTACGCGGCAGTAACCATCACCGGAGTGAACGATCAATACGAGTATGAACTATCAGACGAAGATAGTTTAGCCACCGATATTCTTGACGTGCTCGAGCAGGGAGACAACCAAAACGAACTGGACATCTCACTCGACTATGACAAGTATTGGGAAGATGAACGTTTATTCTTTCGACTGCGCCAACCCGAGACCACAAGCAATACCATCATCGTGCGCTACACCAAAGACCACACAATCAACGGACTGGACTCTGCAACCGAAAGCACCATCCAGGCACAACACGATCAAGTTATCGTAGACGGAGCCGCATTCTATGCAATCACGATCCGAGCCACAGCGCGAGTCGAGACGATCAATCTATCACAGGATCAATCAGACAATTACCGGGAAATAGCCGAACAATACAAAACAGCATTCAAAGCAGGGATTACTCAGGCGCAACGCAGACAAGCGCCCGTCTCCGAACCCGACACGCGCGCATGGAATGACCAGTACCATTCATGGGGGCAATAACAAGTGCCACGCACTCTAAACGCCACACTCGAAGCCGCACTCGATAGCGGAAGTTTTCAGCCTTACTTTCTACTGACCGTTCGCGAAGTGGGATTCAGCATACTGGAAACAGCACAGCCATTCCAATTCAAACTATCGGGAATCAACCTTGAAGCCAAATGGGTCCGACAACAAGGCTCAGTCTACGAAGGTTTCAACTATCCACACGAATTGGAATTCAAAATCACGCGCGGCGTGACAATTGCAGGCATAAACTACACCATAGACTCCTCCTACTATTACGGATTGACTCAAGTGTGGGACGGGATATTTCAGACCGTCACCGCCTGCATGCTCAAGGCACAGAAATACACAGCCGCAGCAGACGTAACCTATAAGACGCTCATAGACGCACTATGCACAGCCCAGGGCAAGACGGCAGTATATTACACAGTCGGAGCAGCATGGCAGTCCTATAAATTCCTGGGATCAGGAAAGGTACTCAATCTCAACCGAGCCTATGATGTACTCAATATGCTCAAACAGAAATATCTTATCTTTGCATGTGACAACGGCAACGATCAAATCCTGTTCAAAGCCGTAGGCACAGACGCAGACGGAAGCGCAGACCACACACTGGCAATTGGATTGTTCGAAGAACTCGGCTACGATACAGCCGCGTATAGGCGCTTCCTGTACCGGGACGAAGCCGCAACCATTCACTACGACGGAAACGCCAATGATCCATTATGGAATTTGGGCTACCTGGAAAGTACAGCCAGCCCGCCAGTCTCCAACGTGTCATTCCCTTTCAGACTAAAGCCGATCGCACCCCATCTAAAGTATCTATCATTCGACCAATTTGCATTTACTTTTGGAAACTACCCCAACTCCCTATACACCAACGACTCAAGAAACCTGCAAGTAACAGAGGAATTCAACACCGAATTCAAAGAACTGGCATGGAGGATTATTCTCAATACCTATGATTGGTCACGCGGCACAGAAGGCGGAGCACTACCAGGAACCATTGAAGCCGCCGCGCCATTCACACCGCTCAACACAACCAACTTCGACGGCATCCTAACCACCAACGACAACAACATCCAGGCCGCGATGGAGACCATCGACGACCACGGACACACAGCCAAAGATTTCGCGCTAACAGGAGACATCACCCCCACCGCGCTCAGCGCAGACCAAAACGATTACAACCCCACCGGACTCTCTACAGCATCCGTGCTCAGGCTCGAAGCCAGCGGAGCAGCCAGAAGCATCACAGGATTGGCAGGTGGCACAGACGGACGGATCATTGTCATCCACAACATCGGCGCTACATACGCGCTCTATCTCATAAATGAAACAGGCGGCGGAGCAAGCGCCGCGGCAAACCGATTCGCTTTAGGCGGCGGAACACTGACGATAACCCCAAACTACACAGTTATCCTGCAATACGACAGCACATCCTCAAGATGGAGAGTATTAGGAACAAGCGCAAAAGCCATACAAGGCGCAACAATTGACCCCGCGCTCCTAACTGTACTTACAGATGGTGACATCCTATATTGGAATGCCGGGGATGCAGTTTTTGAAAGAAAAGCACCCGCCACATTATTGTTCAGTGACTCCGAAGGCGACCCCGCCAACATCGGCACAGCCGCAGCCGATGGGACGAGCACATACGCCGCCAGACGCGACCATGTACACAGGCCAGGCGCGTGGACAAGCTACACCCCTACATGGAGTTCAACAGGCACAGCGCCGGCGCTTGGAAACGGAACAATCGCAGGAAAGTATCTACGGATCGGTCCCATCGTGTTCTATAAGATAGCGTTGACATGGGGCAGTACGACCACAGGCGGAACGGGTGCGTGGACATTTACCCTGCCGGTTACAGCCCTTGATACAACAGCCTATTCCGAGCCGGGAGGCGCAGTATTGAACGACGCGAGTGTAGGTCAAAAGATCGGACAGACTCTCAAACTCAACTCAACAACGATTTACGTCCAAACCGACGCATCCCCTAATGGAATAGGCCAGGGTACTGATTTCACATGGACTACCAGTGATAGTCTGTTGATTGCAGGGAACATAGAAGCATAACAAAAAAGAGCTCCCATGAACTGTGACGATCATGGGAGCTAACCGGATCAGAACTCGCGTACTCCTCTCGTTTCGGCTCATCCTCATCCTTCCGCGTACCTGTCTGCGTGCTTCACGCACAGGCAGATCAGGTGGAAGTATAGACGATTATCTATTTGGGGTCAAGAACCATGCTCACGACTAGAAATCTTGTCGAAAGCATGCGCCTTCCACAGTCGGCGCCAGTGATACCTCAGACAAGCAAGATCAAAAGCAGATACTTCGCTTCGGTAGTGCCTCCGCTCAGTTCGGCTTCGGATGGCACGCTCCGGCATAGCCTCCGCAAACGTGCCACCGCGCGCCTCAAGCAAAGTCAAGAGCAAGATTCCTCCTTCCATCGTCGGCTCCGAGTCTCGCACAGGCCGGGGAAGCAAGATCAAGAGCAGATCCTGCCTGTGCGAAGTACACGCACGCAGACAGGCGCGCAAGCCGCCCCCCGCCCCTCTAGAAATTTGTCCGTGCATATTCCCCGAAAAACTCCCTAGCCTTAGCATCATACGCGCGGGCAGCATCTTCCTGAGCATCAAAAGACTCCTCAAAGACACATACACCATCCTTACGCAAGCGCGCGCGCCATCTACCACGATGTCGATAAACACCTTTATAGCCACTGGCATTAGTAAACGACTTTTTCTTATTGCCTTGATTTTGTGAAGTAGTAGCAAGCCGAAGATTCTCGCGCTGATTGTTCAAGCCGTTTCCGTCAACATGATCCGTTTCAACTCCAGCAGGAGTGTTCATAATGACACGATGCATAAAGATAGTTTTTGAAAACAACCCTTCGCCGCGTTGTGCATACCAATTCCACTTATCTTCATGTGCATACCATTTCCATTGAGACAACCATTCAAAATCCCCGTCATCCACAAGAGCCACACGCCCACGCGACAGGGGTATTTGCTTCACTCCCCACGACCCTTCGACAACTTCTCTTCTGCGATCTTCAATGCCGCAGAAATAGCCTTGCCCTCAGACAACTTTGCGTAAGGGGAAAACAACAAACACAAACGATCAAGCCGCGCCTGATCCTCAGCAGTCAAGCGAACGGACTTGGTAATCAAACGCCCAGGGACTTCGTTCTTCTTTTTCATAATTACTCCTTTGCTCATTCGATTTGTATTGCATTGTAAACTAATAGCAACACAAAGTCAAGGACGAGTTTTCAGATAAGCAGATGGTGGCGCTGCGGCGCCAGGCTCACGTAAAGCTCGCCAGTTCTCAAAGAAAACCATAAAAAGCAAAGCCCTGTCTGCTCCTGCATGCCGCAGGCATGGACAGGCAGGCACAGTGCGACATAGGCATAGCCTACTCGAACTAACCACCAGAGCCTGCCTGGGCAGACAGGCAAAGCCACAGTGCGACATGGGGTGAGCCCCACTCGAACTAACCCCCGGTGGGACAGGGGGAAAAGACCTGCCTGAAGGCAGACAGGCATCTACACTGTCAGAGGGATTCTGTTCCTGATGAGTCTGGGGTGTGGAATTTGATCTCGATCTGATACGTTCCCCTTCCCTCAGCCAAGAACGCGGCATCTGAAAAAGAAAAACCAGGACGGGGGGAACAAAAAGCCTGGGCTGGCAAATGATAATCCAAAGCAAAAATGCGCAAGTGTCAAAATACCGGCGTGGTGGCGAACCCGTGTTTGTTTTTTGGTGGATGCTGGCTGTGCGGCAAAACCAAAAGCGCCGCAGGCCATCACCACCAAAACAACACGCCACCACCCGTATTTTGAGAGCACACTTGCCGCATTTTTTCTGCTTTGGGAATTAGCCAGAAATCCAGGCATTTTTGTAGTGCAAGGCAAAGGCAAAGGCAAAAAAAACCTTGCATAATTGTAAACTCTTTTGTATTGCATTGTATTGCATTGTGTGCTACACTGTAGCTATGAAAACATCAATCCAGCAAGCAGCAGCACGATCCCTAATACACAGGGCAATCACAGCGCCAACCCAAACAAAGGCGCAAATCTTGGCGCAGGCAGCAGCCGCCCTTGATCCATCCGTCAACCCAAACAAAGTTCAAGAAATCTGGCTAGCAAAGTTCAGCCAAACAAAAAAGGCAGGTTCATAATGTCAGCATCATTCGAGCATTTCATCTGCGTTCTAGTAATGCGGTTTCTTTCTGTGCTCCCCCTTCCATGGGCGGTGTCCCATGTCTAGCGTTTACTTCGGCGGTTCCCGATCGCTCCCATCATCCCCCATCGTGGGCCAGGTTGTAAAGGCAATTCTTAGTTCCGGCCAGTCCGTTACTGTTGGTTGTGCCACAGGCGCAGATCAGCAGGTAATACAGTCTGTTGGTGTCTCATCGTTTTCGCAGCTTCGCGTGTTTGCAGCCTTCGCTCAGTCCGGGGCCGGTTCCTGGTCGGGTTCAGCCGTCCGCCAGGTTCAGCAGTTCGCAAAAATGGGCGGGTCCGTGTCATGGCTGGCCGGTGGTGGTTTGCAGGTTCCCATGGTCGCCCGTCTCATGTCCCGTTCCGTGGCAGGTCTCACAGGCGCATCCGCAGCCGTCTTTTTTAGTCCTGGGGTTGGCTCGCTCAAAGTCGCTGGTGTTGCAGTAGAGCGCGGCATTCCGGTTTTTGCTTTTTCCAATCCCATGCCAGGCAGCCCGCGCGGTTGTGCCGGTTCCTGGGTCAAATCTCAGTTCATGGGTTTTCAATGCTGGCAGTGGTTGTCCGCGCAATTATCTTTTATTTAGTCACCTGCCTGCGCAGGCAGGTCTTCCGCGAGGCGTTCTCGCGGTTCAATCAATCAATAGGAGAAACCAGCAAATGAGTCCAATCAATACCCCCCCCGAAGGCAAAGGCGCCATCAACTTACGCGGCAGATGTTTCGTGCAGGGCGCATACCGTGATTGTTTGGTGATCGAAGCAAGCAGCCTTTCAAAATCCGCCAAAGTTCAAGTACGCGGCAGTCTGTTTGTTACCGAAGTCACGTTTCAGAACATTGCCAATATTTCGCTAGTCTATGACGACGGAACCATCCTTCAATCGTTCGGAGCGCCGCGCGCAACGAACACAAACTCACTCGCGTTCATTCAATTCAGCCACCTGTCTGCGTGCGACGCACAGGCAGAGGCGATCCAAGAGCAAACATGAAAACCTACTACGAACAACGCTATTGCGACGAATGCGTCCGTGTCCACTGGCTGGAAGTCACCCGCAGGCAAAAGCAAATCTGCCACGGAGAGACCTACTTCCCACACGGAGACCCAACCCACTACACCCGCCGACTCGGACATGGTATAGAAGTGATCGAGAAAGTTTATAACCTGCCGATTGACTGGCAGATGGTGCTTGAAGCGAAAGAGCCAGAGCGCGACCTGTCTGCGTGCAGCGCACAGGCAGAGACAGTAGACCAGTCTCAAGACTGGTAAAGGAAAACACAATGTTTTACTTCACGACATACCAAACATACCTAAAGCAGGAATTCTGGTTCACGGTCACAGAACGTTTTTTTGGAAAAGTGCGATATACCAGTTCGACTTACCCGACCGTCGAAGAAACTGAAACCGCAGCGCGGGAATTCGTCGCATACTACGAAGCAATCGCACGACGCGACGAAGAAGATTATCTGAACTCACTCAAAGGAGAATCCAGCAAATGAACAGTTACGTTTACATCAAAGAGCCAGGACTTTACACCGTGGGGTTTTACGACCCATCCGGTAAGTTTCAGCCAGAGAGCTATCACGCCAGCCAGGAAGCAGCAGCCGAGCGCGTGCACTGGCTCAACGGCGGCAGCGACAGCGACGAAGGCGAAAGCCCCGCCGAGACCATCCGCAAGAACGCCGATGCCAAACGATGGAGTAAATAACATGAACGCCCAACCCATCCAACCCAACACCCTGCTGGACGACTTACACCCGAAACGCTTCCTGCAAGTCTCGGACCTGCTCGAACGCTGGAACGTGCAGCAGTTGACCGTCACGATTTCACGCATGATGAGCGAAGAAACCGTACCCAATCCAAAGGACTTGGATCCCAAAACCGCGGACAAGCAGAACCCCAAAGGGAAGCCGCGCATAGTGATGCAGCCAGTACTTTACTTCAAGACCAAGACCGGCGCAGAATTCCCACGCGGTTATCTGGTATCCGCACAGGTGGACGTGGAGTCATTGAAGTCCGCCACCAGCGCCAGGACAGCCGGCGAAGTGATCGGGAAGAAGATCATTATCACCGTAGGAGAGCACCGGAAGCAGGCCGTATTGAGAATTGCACCGGTTGCACCAGAGCCGGAGAAATAGCCGTTGGCACTCACACCCACCCCTGCCCCAAGGAAGGCAGGGGTCTTTTTTCTGCAAAAATTTTCGAGCCTGACGGCTCGCACTTCGTGGCAAGCGGACAGAGAATCGGGTTTGCTGATAGTTTTGCCTTGGGAGTTGGCGTGTGTGGGCGCTTTCTGCCTGTGCAAAGAAGGTCACCTGTCTGCGTAAGGAACACACAAGCAGAAAGACCTTCGCACGCAGACAGGTCAGCGCAGAGCAAGATCAAGTACACATAATTCGGAGAGTGTCGCCATGGCGCCATGCGACACCGTCCAGGTCCCCCTCTAAAGGCATCCGCTAAATCAGGAGAGCCAGGGCGTAGACGGGGCACGCGTGCCCCACGCCCCTCCCCGTTTTCCATCTGACAGGTTTCTCATAATTCCCTTGACCGCACTTGGAATATTTGGTATATTTGGCTTATGACCAGGACGACACTATCAACCAAGGAAGCGGCGGAGATGCTGGAAGTCAGCGACCAAACCATTATCAATTGGTGGAAAGAAGGGATTATTGAAGGATACAAACTCAATCCATCAAAGAGTAATTCGAAAATACGTGTCTCTAAGAAAAGCATTGAGCGCATACTTAGAGAACGAGCGAACCCGCGAAGTCAGCCAGGCAGAAAATAATGAAACTGCAATGTTACTTTTCCTGCTGATCATCGTCTGGTTGATTGCGCTTGCCTGCAATCACGCAAGCAGGCTGGAATTTCGCGGCAGATAACGAGAGCGCCCCGTGCCTGCCTGTCGGCAGACAGGCTTGAACACGGAGCGCCTTCGTAGGCCATCCGGCCGCAAAGGTAAGAGCCTAAAACACCGTACCTTTACAACCGAATAGACAGAGCGGGTGATGGGACTCGAACCCACGATATCTTGCTTGGGAAGCAAGCGTTCTCAAGTGGGAATAGTTCATTATAAATCCTTTAGGAGCTTCGAAACAGGCAAATACTGACGCATAGAATCTAGCTTCAGGGTGCGGGTGTAGCGATGGATCATCTCTGAATTGTTCCACCGGCCCCCCTCCATCAACACACGTTCAGGAGCACCGTTCTCCGTGGCAAGCACAGCGAAGGTACGACGAAGATCATGCGGCGAAAGTTTTATGCCAATTCGCCGACCCCATTCCCTGACAATCGAGTACAACCCCTCGGGAGTCAGCCCATCCCCCGTAAAAACATTTGTGAATAAAAACCCCTGCCCATCCGCAACCTCGCGATAATGCAGCCAGCGCGCGATATTCTCGGCGGTCTCGGGGGAGAAAACAGCAGCCGACCACTGACCGCCTTTGACGATCACCTGTAAAACGCGCTGATGCAGATCGGTATCTGCCTGCTGAAGCCGGCAAAGCTCAGAGCAGCGCAGTCCCGTATCCAAAGCCACAGCCGCAATCGCCAGATCACGAGTCCCCTTCGACGTATACGGATCGAATGAAGCCAGCAACCGCAAGGCCACATCCGCACTCAAGGCGCGCTGTGGCTTACCAGCAACACGCTTCAACTTCGCCGACAATGCAGGATGACGCCCATACTTCCATGAAAGATATTTCTGACAGGCAGCCAGGGCAACGCAGCGCCGACTACTCCCCCACTCAGGTTTAGAGACAAACTCGATCAATCCAGCAGCCGAGAGATCAGCAGGGACACATTCCGCCAGAAAGCGGAAAAGAACACTTGCATAAGTGCGCTTGGTTGTGTCTGCAAACGGAAACGACGAAAGAAACTCTCTCACTCGAATCACATCGCACCTCCACGACAATCTGCAAAAATGTGCGTGCGAACGTCACGCACGCATTTTTGTAGACAAGACGGAAATTGTCTGGACAAGCAACTAACAATCTCGTTAGGCTTATACATGCCGACACAACGGCATGAGAGCAAAGCCCGCGTCGGGACACGCGGGTACAACAAAAAGTTACTGGTTTCATGAAGGGAATCCAGCAAGGAAAACTCACACGAAACCAGTAACAATCAGATTTTACCATCAACAAAAAGGAATCCAGCAATGACAATTCTACTCACCCTCAAAGACCTGATCTTGAACATCGTCACCTTCGGACTATGGGGACGTATTCAGGGCGCAAAGTCCAGCCGCGTGACCAATGTCAAATACGACAAGTAGAGTACTCGCGGCCATCACGGATTATTGGCGGGAGAATGCCATCCCGCCAACCATCCGCAACATACAAGCAGCAACAGGCTTACGCTCTACATCAGCAGT